AAGATACTCACTATGGATTGGGATAATCATCCTAATCTGCGCGGTCCTCGTGGCGTTGAAACGGCGCCACCTGGACACACCTCCGTCGTCATTGATGCGGCCGGTAACGCGCATGAGGAGTCAGAGTCACAAATGGTTTACGGGCCTGTTCCAGCTCAAAGCTCACAAACCTCGACTTCACTTGTCAGTGGCAACGGACAAGGGAAGAAGTCGGGAGCTGATAAGGTCGGCAGAGCTTTAGAGGGGAATGGGATCATGAACGTTATGCGTGATGGGCTTAATTCAACGAAGAAAGCCTTGAAACGCCGAGCAGGAAAAATATCGAAAGCATTGCAAACAAATCCTCACCAGGAGTCGTCTGGCTTGTACAGACCTCTAGGTAAGAAAAAACTTAGAAAAAAATAAAATTTACGTGGAAAATGAACAAAAAAGAATGCATTTCTTGGATCTCCAGAAACAAAGTCTTGCAAAAAGCCGAGTTGAGAAGTTAAAACAGGAGGAGAGAGAAGCTATCGCGAAATTAGCTATACAGTTATGCCGCGTCAAAGTGTAAAGAAAACCCGTCGAGGAGTCAGTTTTGGTCCAGTTTCGACAATTAATACGGCCCCGGTGGCTATTGGTAACTCAATTAGGGGCTCGAAAGCCCGAGCTACCAATATTGCCGGTGGCAGTAGAGTTGTTGGGTGTGACTTTGGCTTTCAATTGAATGCCACTGCCTCTTCGATTCAAGATTGGCAGGTGATTGGGGGTATGCCCTTGACACCAGCCGTCCTCCCTTCATCAGTTCTGCGCAATTATTGCCAGATGTATAATAAATTCAAAATAAACAGTATTGCATGTCATTATATTACAAGTTCCCCCACCAGCCAGGCGGGTGACATTTTATTTTACTATGAAAAAGACAGAAAAAGTCCTTCACCGGATTTCACGAACTCATCGTTCCTACCTTTTGTCTTGAGTGATCCGTACACAGTCATTGGTCCCCAGTGGACCAACCACACGTTGGCTGTGAAACCCGTTGCGGATTGGAAAACAACCAACTTTGGTATGAATTCCGATCTCAATGAGGACGCCTGTGGTACTGTGTGGTTGTTTTCGAAGACAAACGCCAC